GTCCTTACCAATAGCCGTATTGTAATCGCCAGTAGTAATTGCAGTTCCTGCATAATCGCCCACGAGTGTGTTTTCTATACCACCACTTGCAAGTGCCGCACCAGCCTGATAACCAAAGACTGTATTATCTGTACCACTATCATTATTCGAGAGAGAGATTCGGGAGTTGGGGTCGAGTACCAAATTTTTAACCTGACTACCAGAACTATATGATAAAAACTGTAGATTACCAGTATTATCAGCACCAGCTCTGACCGCATTAATCGCTCCTATTGGCTGATTAGTTGCGGCTCCGTCCTCTATCCTGAATTGCATCTCAGAACCAAAAGTATCAGCCATGTTTCCAGTAGTAGTTGTTTTTATGCTGAATGCGGCAGATGCTCCAGTAGTACCAGACCCAACAGTACGCTCAAGCATGGCTACTGGAAAAGAACTACCTTTCACATGGAGAGGTGCTTCGGGAGCCGTCTCTCCAATTCCAATTTTCCCGTCTTCAGATATTCTCATGTACTCATGGGATGCAACATCATCATCGTCATTTAGGGCTGAACAACCAAATACTAAATCACCACCCTTGTCGGTAGCCGACATATTCACAGCCGAATAAGCGGCTATAAAGCAAGAAGATTCCAAAACACTACTTGGTATATTACCATCAGCACTATCAAATCCGATACCTCCAAGAAAATCTCCAGCCCCAACAGTAGTCGCTTCATTTACAATCATAATACCATTGTCTGCATCAGCAGAAGCGTGTGAAACATGGAGCGTATTTGCGGGAGACGTCACTCCAATCCCGACTTTGCCTGACGAGTCGATACGCATACGTTCTTGGGATGTAGCTAACGCAGTTTCAGATGATGCCGTTGAAAATACTAATGCTGTGGAATTTGTATCGCTCGTAAAATTTGTAGCATCGGCTTCTGCCCAAATTGCGGCTGATGGTAAACGAGAATCTGTATCATTAGATTCTAAAGGAGCCTGAAATTGTATAGCACCCAAAACATCATTTGTGGTATTCATTATAGACGTTTCTGCTGTCGAAAGAGTTAATAGTCCAGCACCACCAAAACCAGTTCCAGTACCTCCACGAATTTCAACCGTACTGCCGGGAGACGTAGTTCCAATTCCGATATTGCCACCGTCAAGGATTGTAATCCGAGCTGTATCTAAAGCACCACCTAATGAAGAGCCTTGTCTTAGCTGAAAATCTCCCCAAGCACTACCACTTGCTCTCCATCCCCAGTTTCTTGCACCAGAATTTCCAGCTACTTCCCAAATCATTTCAGGGGCTCCACCAGTTTTATAGATACTAAATAATCCAGTGGGAGAATCCGTACCAATTCCGACATTGCCTGCTGATGAGATTCTCATTCTTTCAGTAGATGCAACATCATTCGTATCGTCTCTTGTTGCAAAAACTAAAGCACCTTTACCATAAGCAACGCTACTTTCATTTTTATAGCCTACTACAGCCGCCGCATTAGTCCTACCAGTATCATACCCAAATGTAATTTGAGAATAAGTATTTACAGTTGTTGTATTGTGAAGATTTAAAGCACTATGGGTAAACAATCCAAGAGTAACCCCTTCTTTCTTTAGTGAAAGAGAACCATTTAAAATCTCATCATATGCTAAAGTTCCGCCTCCAGTTACAGTTAAATCACCTGAAATGGTCAGGTCGCCAGATATTGTACCGCCTGAAGATAATCCAGACTCTGAACTTATAAATGTACCAATCATGTTAAACCTCCACTACTCTAGTTGCACATGCAGCACCTTTACCTAAGTGATTGAAGTATATTGTATTTCCTATACCTCTAGGTACTGTTATAAATACTAATGTATTCGCTGGAAGATAAAGATCATTATCGGTTTCAACATCTTCTGTTGTGCTGGAGAAATTAAAATAAAGCTCTCCAGCAGCTAAAACTCCGATCTGTGCTGCACCAGACACATCTACATGTACTGTATGTGCTTCTGCTGTACTGCTATGAGTGGCTATAGCATTAACGGTCCATTGACCGCCTGAGCCGCCTGCGTTTACGCCTTCTTGTACTGTGAGTGAATGTAGTTTTGCCATGTTTGCCTCCTGCCCTAAGGATTGACCATCCGTGAATGGGCTTGTTTATTTATATTACATTAAGAATCCGTCTGCTGGTTTAATACTAAACCCTGTGGAATCAAAGTTTCTGTTACCATACTCTGTGCCCATTTTCTTACACAGTTCCCAGTAATTCCTGAAGTATCCAGATTTCTGTAAAGCTTGTGGGTCTTTTGATATTTTGTTTTCATAACCTTTCATGATTACATAATGAGCCAATCCCTCATGGAACTGACTCGGTATATTAGGCTCTTCTGCAAGAGCAATACCAGTGCCAGTAGCAACAAAATCTTCATCATATACTGAACCATACACCCTAACTGTCTTTCCTGATGTAGCTGTACCAAAACTTGTAGTAGCATCAGCAGTAGTGACTTTAGCTATAGCGAGAGATGGAACGTGATATCCTGTGGATTTCTCTGATGTATACTCTATCCACCAGACATGCTCTAAAGCTTTTGATCTTTCATTTGTAGCCATTATGAACTCGAATATTTTTCTGGTGGGTCTTGAAGTCTGGATATTTGGTAATTATTATAATCAACTCTAGCAACATCAATAAACTTATGCTGATCTGTCGCACTTGAGTCACCATCAAGATCATTAAGCTCATAGTAGCGTGTACTTGATCTACTGGTGAATGTCTGCTGACCTTTTAATATCCTTGTGCCTTCACAGAATTCATCTAGTCCTTTATTAAGATAAAGGCGTATCTCTGTGTCGCCCATTTCAGGATGATGCATTTGCACCATTTCAATTATTTGCGTTTGTGTCATTGTCTTCTACCTTGATTTGGGGATGCAAAGGCTTGATAGTATTCTTGTTTTAAATCTTGAAGTCTTGCCGTCATCCATTGATACTCTGCTGACTTTTCAGCCATCTCCTGCTGGTATGTTTGAATCTCTGCACCTACGAGTGCTTGATATTTTGACGCATCTGCAGACACTCTCTGTAGCTCTAATGTGTAATCTTGTATTGCTGCCTGTAAAGTAAGGTCTGCTTCTTTTTGAGCATCCTGCATATTAATCTGAGCTTGCTGAAGATTTCTTTGAATGGCAGCTTGATACTCAACATTTGCATCATTGAAAACATTCAGCTGGTTTTGCATAGCCTGTCCATAGGCTTGTATATAAGTTGATATCTTTTGCATTTGTGCATTTGCAAGTTCTACATCTTCTTCTGTTTCTATCATGTCAGCAAGAACATCATACCAGTGTTGAAAATTTAAAAAATCTCCAGCTGTTCCTATAGCTCCAGCAACTATCGTTCCAGTTATTTCTTGAGTGTCTCCACTAACTACGGGTGCTGTATATGTAGGGGCAGTAGGTAACGCAGATATTGTTATTGCACCCACTGAACCTCCTGATATAGTAGGAGCACTTGGTACTGCAGTTGGTGTAGATGCACTCAAGCTAAATGTAGATATATTAATTGAAGATAAATAACTTTGTAAAGATTTTATACTAGCATATAATATCACTAAATGTATCTTATCATTTGGGAAATATTTTATACCAGTACTGGCATGATCTAATGCACTTCCATCTGTTTCTACAGGTGAATTATTCACATAATAAACTTTGAATGTATTAGGATCAGAATCGGGAGCAGGAAAAACACTTATACCCCCATTATCAAGAATTGTATATACTGGATTATGGGTAGTAGCAAGATGAATACTACCAGATGATACTGCCTGTCCTTGCTTTGAAGGATGAATTTTTGAACACTTCCTCCAGTCATTATTAGTTCCAGACTCTCTAACAACTGAAGTAATCTTAGCTCCATTTAAGTCTAGTCCTTGAGACGTTTGTTCAGCTGAAACAGCTAAAAATAAATGATCATCAGAAGGTCTCATTCTTAAATGCCTATCGGTTACATCAATAACACCGTCATTTAAAAATGTCGAAAACTCTGCTCGACTAGGAGCAGTAGAGCTTGCGTCTATCGTCAAGCCTGTTATTCCCATTGTTTGTTCTTGAAAATCTGCCATAGTTTAATTCGAGGGGAGACTATTAATCTCCCCCCGAGTTTGGTTATTTGTTAGCCTGAACTTGATGCTGCGTTATCAGCAACGGCATACATTGTAACATAATAGTTAGTTCCATCGCAGAAAATATCTGCTCTTTCACCAACCACAGCATTACTAGCTACAAAGGTAACTTTGTCTGCTGCGTTAATTACAACATTTGTATCGCCACATTCTACGCCATACATCACGTCTGTAGTTCCACCGATAATATCAAAATCATTACTTCCAGCTGTACCAACAACGAAAACTCCTTCCCATCCTTTGGCATTGCCTACTGCTGGTAGCGTAATGTCATATGCACCCGCTTGGGAACACACAAAAACTTTACCACTATCAGCCATAGTAAGAGACTGAGTTGAAGCTAATGATTTAATACCACCACTTGAACCACGTAGATAAGGTCTAGCCATAGTATGCCTCCTTAATCTGTGACTTTAAACAAATGGTGACTTTCTATTAATGAAATACCGACACCTTCATCAGACATATACTGATCCTTAACACCGTCAAAGGCGTTATCGGATTTAATATTCGCCTGATACATTGATGAACGATACTGAGCATGAAATAGATTCTCATCACTAACAACAAGCATGTACTTGTTGTAAGGTCCACGTAAAGCGGGAGTTGGGATCAACTGAAGTATACCGTGAGGGGTTTCAAGGATTTTATAATTAAATCCAAGAGAATCCCTTCTCATATCACTTAAGTTAACTGTCCATCCAGAGTTTCCTGCCATGCCTGTAGTACCAGCCATTTTTGACCAGTAACCAAGTGCACCAGCACCTACGAAAGCTCTTTTAACACCAGCTTCAGGAACATACTGAAATACTTTTTCCATGTCGTCTACAAAGCTACTATAAGTATAGCTCGCTTCTGACACGGTAAAGATATTAGTATAGTCAACGGACGAAGAACTGCTACCATATGTTTCAATAGCACTTATGATACCATAAGTTGTTCTTACTAGATTTCCATCTGAATCAAGAACTCCACCATCTGCGAAAGAATCACTTGTAGAACCATCTTGAAGATCAAGACCTGTTCCACCAACTCTCTTGCCAAACAAGAAAGCTTTTTCCTTTTGCATTTTGTGTTCTTGGTTCTTCTGTGCTCTCAAACGTGCTAATTCTGAAGATTCACCACGTAGTGAAGCAGCAAGAAGAGTTCCTGTGATCTGTAAAGGAGTTTTGAAAATCTGACAAGAATTCCAAACTACTTCCAATTCATCAGCCCAAGCTTCTGGAGAAGTTGTACCCTCACCTTGTGCATTACCAATAATCAAAAAGATGTCATCGTCAACTAGAGCAATGTCACTTCCTGTGGATGTCCAAAGTGTGTTCATAACTACTACCGTAGAACTTGTAACTGAATCTACTCTGATTATGGCTTTTTTAGTTCCATAACCATCTGTCCATACTTCACAGATCATACCAATAAGACTATCATCAATACTACAATTACTAGCACCATCAACTGTTACTGTGGTGTTGGTAGTTGTATCAGAGTCAAGATTATCAGTATCACTGTTGCATAAGAACAACTGTTTTACCCAAGGATTACGATGTTCAAACATCTTAAAAATTGGGTCAGGTACTTTTCTAGATTCCTTATTTGAAATTACAGTGGTGAAAGGAGCAACGTCTGTCCAAAGTTCTTTTACAACATTTGGGCTGACGTAAAAATCCCGTCGATCTGTATATAGGACACCAGAAGCACCTAGCTTTTTTTCTGTTGCAGCCATTTTAACTGTCCTTTATTTTTAACGCTTTAAGCTCAACAATCCTGCGTTAAACATATCTTCATCATTCATGGGAGGTTCGCTCTTACCAGTTTCTACAGATGCAGTCCTTGGCATTGAGCCTATTTCCCGTTCTTTGATGATTTGGTCTTTACGCTGTTGAACTTGTGCGTTTTGTGCATCCTTCATTTGGTACAGCTTGGCAAGATGATCAACGGTGACATTATTCGGATTGCTCGCCCATTCGACAAAATTACGTGCCTGATCGGGAGCCCATCCATATGAACTGACAACATGAGAATAGGCATTATTGCGAAGGTTATTACTCTCCTGCTCAATCATAGCCTGTTGATAACGCTCTGCGTATTCACGCTCACGTTTCGTTTCCCTGTCCTCAATAAATGTAATGTAGTCATCGTTATACTTCTCTTTATTCAAACGGTACTTGAAAGAAGCACTTTCGGGGTCATTGTACGCATCAACCTCGTTGTAGTTGATTGGTTTATCTGGCTTGACGGGTGACTGCAATGAATCCTGCTGAACCATTTGTCCATTAGGTTGTCCATTGGGGGGTGTCTGCTGCTGAGACTGCATAGCCTGCTCACGAAAATAAGCAAGCTCCTGCTGTGTCTGTGACAACTCACCCTTCACCTTGTCTGCCTGACTCTGCCAGTATTCAAACCTACTCGGGTCGTCTCTTGCAGGTTGTTGAGAGACAACTTCACTTTCAGCCTGCTGCTCTCCTACAGGCGTTTCGTTGATTGATGGTTTGGATACATCAACATCAAATAGTTCCATATTCGACGTATCATTACCTGCCGGAACCTCTGCTCCCTCAACGGGAACCTTTGGGCTCTCTACTCCGTATCCAAACGGATCAGCATCAACTTTTAGTCCAGCTTCTTGTGATATTTCAGCCATGTTTTTCTCCTTTGCGATTTGTTTTCAGCAACCGCTATTTTAAACCGACCTTTTTACTGGTTGCTTTTTTCACTTCTTCACGAAGCTTCTTAAGCTCGTCTGCGGCTCTTTCTTTGTATAGCTGTGTAGCCATCTCTGCTTTAGCCTCAGCCTTTGCCAGTTTTTTCTCAAATTCTTTAACTTCAACTCTTTTGCGATCATGTATAGATTCACGCTGTGCAGTCTGTAGGTCACCTTCTAGCTTCTTGATCTGTTCTTGCTGTTGC